CGTTGCTCCGGCTTGGGAAGCTCCGCAATCTTGCTGGCCGCGCCAATCGCGATTTCATCGGAGCGAACGGCTTCAACAAGTTCTGTGGAACCCTTTTCGATGACGTGGGACGCGGCATCGACAGTCCTGCCGGATACGCCGACAACCTTGCCGGCTGCATCGCGGCTGCGCTCGTGGGAACCCTGTGGCAATTTTGCCACAGGGTTCGCCACGCCTGATTTTTCCCGCTCTTCCGCTGCCGGCTGAAGGCGTTTCTTCAACTCAGCACCAAGCAATGCGCGCTGGTTGGTCGATAGATGCCGTCGCTTCAGATTCACCGAAGCGACGAAGGCGAATGGGCAATCCAATTCGTCGATGATCGTATACGAGGTCGGGATGCCGAGTTCCTCGCATGCGCGGTATCGCGTGCGGCCATCCAGGAGTTGCCGCTTGTAGACGATTACCGGCTCGCGTTGCTTGTGCAGCCGGATGTCCTCTTTGATGTCGTCGAAGTCCTCACCTTCCACCAGCGGGAACAGTTCGCAGGCTTGATGATACGGCTTGCTGGAGTCGAGAATTTGCGACAGAGTTTTCATCTGCAGCCTCCGTGCTTAGTTGGATAAAATTCGTTCGGCCTTGGCATGCTCAACAATGGCACGCGCAAGGTACCCAGGACTCGACTGCTGGAGCTTCATGCAGTCATCGCAAATCACAAAGCCGTGATGCCGAAACTTTTCGACGATGGCCGGCAGAGCCTTTATTGCCCTCAAAGAGAATGTGTGAGTGCCGTCTTTGGCCTGGCAGAAAAAACACAAACCTGATTCCACGTTTACCCTCCTTGCACGCATCGTGCGCGTGCATCGTGCTAGCTATCCGATGCGGCCCACACCGGGCCGCTTTCCGTGCAAATCCGTGCGGGCACCGCGCCCGCGTTTGTTGCCCTACCTAAAACGGTTCCTCAGAACAGTACCCGCACAGCCCGTTCAACGATTCCGCGTCCAATCCAGTCCCGTGGCAGCATTGGCAAAACAGCTTCCGCAGGTACGCGAGCAACTCCCGCAGTTGATCTTCCGTCAGCACCACGTCGTGCTGCGTCTCCTTTATCAGCAGCCGCGGGAACAAGTCGATTAGGTTCACCCGTAGTGCCTTGGCGATTGCCGGAAGTGCGTCAACGGGGATCTGCCGCGTGCCGTTCTCCCAATGATAGATAGTCGAAATGGATACCGCGTAACCCGCTGTGCGGATCTTCTGCGCAAGCTCTTCGGCGCTCAAGCCACGGCTGTCTCGCAGGTCGCGGACTTGCTTCGCCAATCGTCCTGAGAACGTCTTGGTATCCGGTTCTTTTCTCGGTCGTGCTGCCACTCTGCGGGCTCCTTGGGGGGAAGCCGCCATCTTAGCTTGGGCGGTGGGCATGTTCAAAATTCCTTCCTCAATTCACCGGGCACAGGATCAACGCCGGCTGGCCAGAGACAATGTCCAAAGTGGTGTAGCCTTGCTCCAAGTCCTCTGGCGTCAGCGTCTCCAGTCCGGCTTCTCCGCTCCAATTTGGTGAGTACGATCCCGACCACGCGCCAGCCAGCGGCGAATAGCCGTTGCCTTCCGCGTCTCGGGACATGACGACCAGGCGGTTGCGGTCCACTTGCTGGAGCAGGTCGATTAGTTCGCCGACTGTCATGGTCAGTTCCTTTCAATTCGAAGCCCGCCGCCACTATTGAAAGCGGCGAGTCGGGGATATGACTCCCGACCCGAACCTTCTGCGGGCCGCCACCGGCGTTGTACTCACGCTCCCTTGCTTTTCTTCTCCAGCGGCAACGTCGCTGGCGTCAGGTCGATCTCGGGGCCAAGCTCCGCCAACGCCCCCAGGGCTTTCGCCGCGGCGTCGGCTATCTCGCGTGCTCGGCTGCCTTCCGGCGCGATCCGCGCCACGTCTGCGGCAAGGGTCATGGTCTGCCGCAGCCGCTCTTGCTCGGCCACGAATAGGTTGATCCGCTGGGTACGGGATGAATAGTTCATGGGGCCTCCACGGGCTCGGTGTCGTCAACGAATTCTGCGTCCGCCTCGTAGTGCTCTTCCGGTTCGGCCGGCTTGCTGGCCGGCATCTTGTCCAACAGCGCGTTGAGCGGCGATTCGGCCACGTTGACGCCAGCCTTGCCGACGCCAGCGGCCTCGAACCGCTCCGCTTCATCCGGGTCGATGATGCCGGTCAAGCCGAACGCCAGGCGGGCGCATTGGATGGTAGCCTTGTGCCGCAGCATCCGCCGTGGCCACTGTCCCCAGGGTCCAGTCCTGCGCTTACACTCCACCATGTACTCTGTGCAGGTCACCGGGTGCGAACGATCCTTCCGGTAGATGCGGCACGTCACGGCTACCAGGTCTCCGTCATCGTTGAGCCGATCCTCAAACTCCATACCGTCCATCTGCGGATGGTTGTTGATGATCGCGCTCCAACCGTCCACGCCGACCACGGCTTGGACGCCGCCGCCTTGCTTGCGGAAGGCAAACACCTCTCCGCAGAACGGGTCGAGATTGTAACGGTTGGCTACTGTGAGAAACGCGATCAGTTCCTCTTGTGTGGCTTTGGCGTCGAAGATCGTTGCTTTCACTGTCGAGAAAAACTTAGCGGGCTCCAAGCTGTACTTGGCTGCCATCGTCTCTAGGAGACTTGCCTTGTGCGATCCGCCGTTGACTGGTGCAATTGCCGTACTCATAGCAGGACGATCTCTCTTTCTTCCGGCTCCCGCCAATCGCCGCTGCGGATACATTCCGCCAGCTCCAAGAGCGATTGATTGTTAGCGGCCCGCGCCTTGGCGTGCCGCGTGACTCCCCACTCCGATCCCGTGCAGTCGTACGCGCCGACGCGATGCGGCTGGCTCGATTCGACGGCCACGATTACGCAGGACCAGCTTCTCGCCTCCACTTGCTGCGCTGCATCTTCGTAGTACGCGAGCTGCCTAAAATATCCGAAATCATAGGCGTTTCGCAGCATGGCCTTCCGCAGCGTTTCCTTCGGCCGCACAGTCAACGTCTTCAAGTCCGCGATGATTCCGGGCGTCGGAATGATCCGGTCGAGCATCGCCTTCCGCCGCACGCCGATTGGGTCATACCAGACGATGATCCGCTCAGTCTCCCCCGGCAGTTCCCACAGCAGCCTGCGGGCGGTGGCGTGATTCAGCAAGGCTTGCCGCATGCCAAGCACGCGCTGCATTTCTTCGGAGTCCAGCGGGGCGGTAAGCGATTCCAGCGCCTCGCGCAACGACTCCCATTTTCGCACAAGGCCGCGCATCGACTCCAAGTCAGTCGGGCAGGCAACGTCTACTGGGCATCGCAGCAGACTATGCAGCACAGTCCCCAGTTCCATCGCCCTCGAAGGCGGTTCCCGCTCGCTTGTCTCCAGGACGTATTGCTCATGGTACGCCAGGCGAGAATGCTCGAACAATTGCAAGCCGCTGTTGCTGACGGCTCCGGTATAGGCGTGATAGGTCAATGGCGTCAGTTCGTCGTCCAGCAGCTTCACTTCGCCTCCTCTGGTACTCTCGCTGTCGGCGTCTCAATCTCACCCGTCCGCCGCGACTGCTTAGCCCGAGGGCAATCGTCGATGCAGCCGCAGTCGCAACCAGCATGGCAGCAAGTGCAGCCGCGTCCGCCTGGGCATTGGTAGGGGCCGTGTTTCATAGTCGCCTCACGTTCGTAACCGGGACGATCTCTGTAGCACGACGCGCCTGCCAGCATTCGTTGATCGGTCTGCCAGCCCATCCTGGTGCGCCCTTGAAAATCAGATCTCCGACGACAACTTCGGCAGCCGTGCGTATGACAGTCCCGCCGTATCTAAGCACGTCGAACTCAAAGTCTGCTTGAAAGACCCTCGTTTTGCCGGCGGCCGTTATCTCGATCATCGTCCAGCCCTCGCCGCTTGTTTCGCCTCGATCCACTCCGCCACCCGCTCGCGGCTCCCATAGCATTGCTTCGGGGCGCGTTGTCCACCGCATTTTCGATCTGCCGGTCGGCCTCTTGCTCACCCACCAACGCGACCAACTCGGCGCAGGCACCCCGCGGCCAAAGCCGAATCAACAACCGCGCCCCACACATCGCCGCCCGCGTCGTACTCCTCCCGCAGCCGCAGTTGGACGATCCGCTTGCGCAGCCCAGCAGGCTTGCGATAGTCGATCTGGTGCAGATCCACCCGCCGGCATTCGTCGCCGGCCAGGTGGAAAGTCGCGGTCAGGTCGTGGCCGCGCCAGTGGGTGGTGATGGTGATTTCATGCGGCATCGGCTTCCTCCGCGGCAAGCATGCCGTCGATGCGCTCGCTGAGGCGGCACCAGCCCCTGACGTCGTCGGGGGCGCGATTGCCGATGGCCGCAATCGCCAGGGCGTGCCGCAACATCTGCAGGTCGGCGTAGCCGAAGGGGGCAAGTTCCCGCTCGACGGCCCGCCGCAGCTCGGAGTCCATGCTGCTGCACAGGTCGTTCGCCTCGATGCCATCCAGGGTGACTTCCGCGCGGACCTGCCCGAAGCCGTCCAGCACTCCCCAGGCGCTGGCCCGCTCGGCCGATAGCTTTTCGATGTTCACGCGGCACCTCCAATCGTCTTTTCGATGATCTTGAGCACGCCAGCGCCCCAGCACTTGTTGTCCAGGCACCAGGCCACGTAATCGTGCGCGGTGCCTTCGCGACCCTTGGGATGCGGCTGCGAGTGGAGCGATACGCACTCGCCGGCGCGGAAAGCGGCCAGCAGCCGAGCGGCCCGTTCGTTGCCGGCTTGGCGGCGCGCTTCGGACTTCGCCCGCCGCTGCTTCGCCTCATCCTCCTTGACCGCGCGAATCAACCCGGCGTCGCCGGTCTTGCGGATGCAATCGCAGCCAACGGCAAACTGCTTGCCGTCCGCCGATGCAACGTGGAAGGCGTACGTGATGCCTTGCCCGCAATAGTCGCAGGTTCCGCCCGGCTTGGCCGGAGCGCCGGGGCAAGCGACGAATACCTTCTTCTCGACACCGACGAATCTAAACGGGGCCTTGCCCAGGCCCGCGGCTTCAAACTTGTGGATGCTTTCGGCTGCGGTCGTCACGAGTCACCTCCAATCGTCCGAACTTCCCAGGCCCAGAAAACGCGGGCCTTACCCGTTTGGCAGTCGATGCCGGCGAATCGGCCACCGACCTTGTCCCCGAATTGGTCGCAGCTCGCGACGACGAACCGCAGCTCGATCCCGTCGTGAAGCGTTACGCGGCCCCGCATGTTGCGGTCCGCGGCAATGTGGGCCTCGATGCGGGCCGAAATTTCTTGGGTGGCGTGCATCAGTAGTCCCCCAGCCAGCCCAGGGCGACTACCAGAGCGACGATAAACGCGGTCCCTACGATCAATTCAAGCATGGGGGGTCTCCTTCGCATAAGTGCGGTTGCGCAACCAGTTCAGCACCACGTCGTTGCTGGACCAAAACAACGGAACGGCCAGCGGAATCAGCTTCACGCCGGCATCTACTGGATCGAGGGCTCGAACGAATGCATCCGGGTGTAGGGCCTGTGCCCAGCCAGCCAAGCAGTGCGTCGTTTGGCAGGCGTGAACTGGCTGCGTCTCCGGCGTCCAGTCTTCGCCGTGCCAATGGCCCATATCCAGGCTGTCGCCGTGGTCGATGATGTGTTCGCGAATCACGTCCAAGCGGGCAATGCACTCGTTGCGGGTGGCGACGCCGGCGGCACCGCTGAGGACGGCATCGCGGAGGACGGCACCGCTGAGGTCGGCACCGCTGAGGTCGGCACCGCTGAGGTCGGCACCGCTGAGGTCGGCACGGCTGAGGACGGCACGGCTGAGGACGGCACCGCTGAGGTCGGCACCGCGGAGGTCGGCACCGCTGAGGACGGCACCGCGGAGGACGGCACGGCTGAGGACGGCACGGCTGAGGTCGGCACCGCTGAGGACGGCACCGCTGAGGACGGCATCGCGGAGGACGGCACCGCTGAGGTCGGCACCGCTGAGGTCGGCATCGCGGAGGTCGGCACCGCTGAGGACGGCACCGCTGAGGACGGCACCGCTGAGGACGGCATCGCTGAGGACGGCATCGCGGAGGTCGGCACCGCTGAGGTCGGCACCGCTGAGGACGGCATCGCTGAGGTCGGCACCGCTGAGGACGGCACCGCTGAGGACGGCACGGGTTCCGCCTTGCTCTCCTCTCAGCCAACCGCCGTGATCGTCAATTGTCTTGCGAAGCCCTGGGTTCATCTTGGTCTCCATCTGTATGGTGGTGGTGGGTCAAATCCGGTAGTCGCCATCGGCCCGCACGGCAAACCAGATCACATGGCCTTGCCGGCTCACAATCGCGTACTGGTCGGTGGTGTCGTAGTACCGCACCTCCCCGCCGACAACGCGGCGTTCGCAGCCGGCCAGTTCCGGCGAGCGGCGGGCAATGCTATCGCAACGGCGTTCCATCGCGGCGGCGTGTGCCTCGCCGGCAGCCAGGATCTTGGCGGTCGGTAGGATCGTTCCAAGCATCGTTCGTTCTCCCGGTTCGTTGCCTTGCCCCTTGCGATACCCTAATTGTAAGAAAGTCTGGCTATGATGGCAATAGGCAAACCAGATATTTTTACAAATAGTTTCCGCCCCTACTCTGGGGGTAGGATATGCCGCGGATCGCTTAGCCTGACTTCGCTGGGGACGTCGGCCGACATGAAGATGCGGCCGATGGCACGCAAGTCTTTGGCCTTGGGCATCCCGTCGCCGCGGAGCCAGGCCCGGATAGCCGGCTCTGCCGCAACAACCTTCGCACGCTTCAGCCGATCGGCTAGATCCGTAGAATCCCAACCGCACGCATTCAGCAGCCCCTGTAGGTGCAAGGCGAATCGCCCCTGTTCTGTACGGGATTCAGCCTTGGTCAGTACCTTGCGTTTCTTGGGCATGCGTCGCGGCTTTGTAGAAGTTTCTGACTCTTCCACCTTAGCCGGCTTCGCCAACAATTGCCACTCGCCGCCGCGTACCGGCTTCCACCAGACCTTCCCCGGTGCGCCGTTGGCCAACGCGACAAGCTCTTTCGAATACTCCATCCCGCCGAACTGGACGTACTCCGCCGCGCTGCAACCCAGCAGCACGCACGCTTCGCGCTGGCTCTTCGCGGCTACCATCAGCAGCCGGTGGCGGTCGTCGCGCAGGGTGTAGACGGGCAGGGACTTGGTTTTCATTCGTTCTCTCCCATCGCCGCCTTGTACTCCCGGTTGCACTCCGCACACCAGTCACCTTCTTCGATGCCGTGCTCGCAGCGTTCGATTTTCCGCAGCGCCTCTTCGATGGCGTCCCGCAGTTGCGCCAGTTTCTGCGGCGTCAGATCCGCTTGTGCGTACAGCCAGCCAAGCTGAAATGAGATCCGCAAGTCCGGGCTATCGGGATCGTCGTCGCCTTCGATTGCGATAGCCGGCCCGAATTCGTCGGCTTCGACTTCGATTCGTTCAAGAATCATTCGCCGAACGCCTCCTTCCGCAGACGCTTCAAGTCCGCTATGAATCGCCAATCGTCGGCATCGCCGTATCGATAAGACTCCATAGCCAGGATCAACCGATCCAAGTCCACCTCCCGCAGCACGATTGCCACTTGTCCGCTGCCGTCGTCAAGTGCGGCCAGCAGCTTGCCGGCGATCACTTCGCGCGAGGCTGGTTCGATGTTCGGCTCGCTCATAGTGGCCACAACTCCTCAATCGCCTTCCCGTAAAACGCCGCCAGCTTGCGAGCCGTCACCAACGTCACATTGCCGCCGTGCTCGGCTTCCCATATCGCGGTCTTGGACAACTCGACCGCGGCAACCACTTCGTCCAGAGACAGCCCTAGCGACTCCCGCAACGCACGGATATTGCACCGCAGTGGACCAACGTGGCCCGTCTTCGACCGTCGCTTCAGCGGCCGTGTGGCGGCGAGTTTTTCGGCTGGCGTCATCGGCTGGCCATCCATTCGTCGATCCATTGCACGGTTAGCGCGTTGGCCGCTTTAGTCTTGCTGCTGTCCAAGCTGCACAGCCAAGCCATTCCAAGTTGCATCGCGTCAATCGCCTTTGCGCCCCAGGCCTCTTGTTCGGTGTACCGGATGTCGTGCCACGTGATGTAGCAGCTTTTGCGAAGCTGCGTCCGCAACGCCAGGTCAGGCGGCGCACCGATTAACGGACCGTGCCAGCAAGTCCAAAAGTTGTTCTTGGCAATCAACCGCCGCAACTCCGGCAGCAGCGGCAACTTCCCGCGGCGGAAGTCGTAGTAGGTCATGGCCGCAAACTTGGACAGCAGCACGTAAAAGCTCTCACGGTGTTCGTCGGGCTCAATCTCATCCGTGCCGCAGCCACAGTTGCACCCACTCGCGGCACACCATTGGACGTGCCGACAGCCATCTCCCCATGCTCCGTGCCAGTAGTTGCATATCTGACAATATGTCCGGTCTTGCTCGCAGTCTTCGCACAGCCGCTGCTTGCCGTCCACGTTGTGCTTCAGTTCGCCGCACTCGGAGCAACGGCGGCGGCGGGTGGTAGTTGTTGCGCTCAACGCGATTACAGATTGTCCCATTAGGGTGTCTCCTTCTCCACAAGCCAGGGCCAACGTCCGATAGCGATTGCATAATCTTCCATCGACGGATTCTCGGCCAGCCATCGCGCCGCCTCGCGGGCCTCGTTAATTACCTCGCTCTTTTGATCCGCCAATTCACACATCAGCAGATACAGCACACTTTCATCCTGGTAATCGAGCTGCCCGAGAATGTCGCCGTCGCTGTTGAGTTGTTCTTGACGAGTGACAATCCAGTCCGTCCACGCGGCGTAGTCCGCCCAATGGTGTTCCTTCTGCTCTTGCTCGGGAGTCGCTTTCCAGGGACGCATCACGCTACCTCCGAATCGATGATCGCCCCGGCCCGCAACTCCCGCATCGTCGTCACCCGCCGCAACAAGTCTTCCGCCATCGCCACCGCTTCGGACTCGCTCAGCACGTGCGTGTGCAGCAGAGATCCCAGCGGCCAAAGGCTCTGTATCTCGACTTCTCCCGCGCCGCTGCGGACGCGCAGGCACGATTGCACGGCGTGGGTTTTCGTCGCGTGGTCTGTGGCATCAGGCATTAGTTCGTGAACGGCCATCGCTTAATCCTTTCGTTTTGTCCCGTACAACCGCTTCGACACCGCCACCTCCTCCCGGTCCACGGTCACATCCCGCGGCGCGTCGATAGCCAGCACAACGGCGCCGTCCCGATCCACGCGGTAGACTTGCACGATGATGTTCCCGGCAATAACGATCCGCTCACCGACTTTCCGTTTCAGAGACAACAAGTTCCACCTCCTTGCGTTCGAGTGCCTTGACCGCTTCCCACAATTCGCCCGCCAATCCGAATGGCTGACGTTCAGAAAACTTCCAGTTTGCCACCAGAGCTTTCGCCGCTTCGATTACGCGATGTTCGGCCAGTGTCATGACTCTCCCCGATACCGCTCGCAAAACTCCACCTCTCCGCCATCAGCCAGCACCTTCTCGACGTGCTCTTTCGCCGACGCCTCGTCCGCGAACCAGGCCGAATGCTTGTGTAACGTCTTGCCGATTTTCCTCCGGCCCCGGACTCGCCACAGCAGCGGCGGGTTGCCATCAAAAAACTCGAAGGCGATGTTCGAATTCATCGTACTTCCGCTGGAAAGTAGACCTTGACCCGAACCACCCCATCGCCACGCCGTATCCGACTCATCCACACAGCGCACTCGTACCAACTTAAAGCAATCGCCGGGTCGCCAGCCCAATCGCTGATCGTGCGGATGGCGTTGGGCAGCTTGCCATCAGCCCACAGCAGCAGGTGCCGCTCCCCGGTGTCGCGGGAGATGAAGGCGGATGCGGTGATGTATTCGCTCATGGCGTCAGTCCGATGCCAGTCTGTCAAACAGCAACGGTTGTTTCTTTCTCTGCCGCTGAAACGGTCCGGATCGCCTGCGGTCATCTACCGGCAACAGCGTGTCCGGGTCGAGTTCAAATCGGAGTATCTTTCTCAGGGCATCTATGTCGATCGTCTTCCCCGACCAATGCGGCGGGTTGGCGTCCCACGTCATAGACTCGCTGTTCAGCGGGTCGTCGCCCGACAATTGGAGTAAATGTCCGCCGTACATCTTCAGGCAAACGTCCCGGTTCTGGATCTTGCTGAAAGCCTTCGCCATCGGCACGTGGTCTTCAGCGTGCTTACCTCGCTTCTGCCGGTGGATATTCGTCCTGCGGTTTCGCAGCACCTGGGAGAACAGCGAAAGCGTGTCCAGTTGTGCGGCAGTCGGGAAAGCGCCAAACGTCTTGACTTCAATAAACATCAGCCGCTGAATCGTGCGATCTAGCCGCCCGTCCTCACACGTGGCGTAGCTGTGCAGCATGATGTCGCAATCGAATCGCACGAGCCCAGCCTTCCGAGAATCCAACTCCGGATCCCCACGCATCCAGCGTTCAAAAGCGGTTTCGATAGTGTGCCGCATCTTGCAATGCGGACACTGTACGTTGTCTCTGAAATTCCGCGTCATGCGTTTCCGATGCGCTCCCGCGCGATTTCAAACGAGTGTGCGTCAATCTCGCACGTCCAAAACTTACGGCCCATCGCCGCGGCTGTGGCCGCCGTTGTGCCGCCGCCGCAAAACGGATCGACAACCATTTCGCCGGCATCCGTCAGCACCTCTATAAAGTGCCGGGCCTCAACGTCGGACTGCTGCCAATCGTGATGGCTTTTCTGCTGTGCCGAGACGATCAAATCATCTATCCATCGCTCGCGGTCGCGACGAAACGATCCCTTGACGAACCACAGCATCGGCTTCCACTTCACCTTGATTCCATACTCTCGCATCTGCGCGGAGTCACCCGTATGCTGGCAGCAGCAGATCCAGAAGAACCGCAGATGCTTGCCCAGGCTGGCCATGACTTCCGGCAGCACGTACTGGCCGCAGAACGTAATCAGCGATCCGCCATCCACGAGAACCCTGGCTGCCAATTCGCCAAGGTCGTCAAACAGCGGGAGCGATTCACGGTCGTAGGGCGGGTCGGTGAACACCAGGGCTGCGGAGTTGTCCGCAATCGTTTTGCCGAGTTCGCGGAAGTCGCCGTGATGCACCCCGACGACTTTCTTGGCCTTCTGCTTGGCAGCGGACGCCTGCTTGGCGCGTTCCTGTTTCTTGTCCGCGTCCTTCTTTTTTTTGTAAGCCGCGTCCACCTTGCCGGTAGCGTCCATTTCGGCGATCAACTCGGCGTCGCCGGATTCGATAACCGCCTTAGCCTTTTCATAGGTACGCGGGGCCATGCCAACAGCCGGCGCAACCTTGTCGCGAGTCTTGCCGGCATCCGCCTCATTGCTTGGTGGCAAGTTGCCACTAAGCTTTTCTCTGCCGCGTCCTGCTGTCTTACCACCAGCCTTTTGCCCTGCCGCCTTCCGTTCAGCCGCGGCCGGCTTGAACAGCACCTCCAGCCGCTGGCCCATCGCCACGGCCTCGGAAACCGTGAACGCCTTGCGGCACGTGTTCTCGTCTCGCTCCGCTTTCAGCAGCAACGCCGCATCGTCCAGGTGCTTGACTATCGTGGCCGGGATCTTGTCCCTGCCGAGTTTCCGGTACGCCTCCAGCCGCCGCTGTCCCGACACCAGCCGCTTGTCCTCAGTCACGACGACCGGGTGTAGCAGACCGAGTTCCTCGATACTGCGGCAGAGTTCGTCCACGTCTCCAAGTTCCTGCCGCACGCGGGATTTCACCGCTATTTCGGCAATGGCAATCGTGCCGTGCTTGTAGGCTGTGGCAATCACTTATTGCGCTCCTTCTTCATCCCACCCGCGGCCGCCGGCCACCATCCGCACGGCCGCGGGACGAAACTACTTGTCAAGTACCACCATCACGCTGTTGACCATCGTGCCCGATTCCTTGAACGCACCCGGCTCGTTCGGTTTCCACTCGCCATGCGTATCCACGAATCCGCGAAACGCACGGCTCTTTTCGTTCTCGCGAAACGTCCAGCCAGCGGACATGAGCGCCACCAGCCGGCCGCCTGGTGCGAGAAATTTCCAGGCGTGTAGGACGTGGTCGATGTCCTGCTGGCGAGCGTAAGGCGGATTCATCAAAACGCGATGGAAAACCGCGTATGGCTTCACGCTGAGAAAGTCGGCGTGCTCAACGTCGTTTGTGTCGTAGTGTTCTTCCAGCGCCGAAATGAATCGTTTGTCAATCTCAATTGCCGTAATTGACGACGGGCCGAAATTTCCCGCAGCCTTGACTAGCCTGCCGCTGCCGGCAGATGGCTCCAGGACTTGATGCGATGTTTCGATGCGGCACGCCGTCGCCACTTCGTCCGCCAGCCGATCCGGCGTCTCAAACTGCCCCAGCAACTGCTTGGTGTCCGCCGCCGAAACGTACTCGCCCGATTCAATCAGCGATTCCAGGGCGTCGTGCGCCGCTTCAGCGAAGACGTGTCCTTTGGCTTTGCGGTCCCACTTGCCGCCGAGCGACAGCAAGGCGTCGTGTACCGCCAGGTACAGCTTGCGCTCAAGCTGCGTTGGCGGGAGACGCAATACGTTGGCGTCCCACTCCGAGCCGCGCAGGACGGCTAGGACTTCGGGCGAGACTTGCTTCGTGCGCATGGATGATCCATATGTGCAGCCAACCCGCACGCAATAGGTGCAATTGGCTAGGTAGTCGGGAAGCATCCGACGTTGCCGCAGCGTGCGGCGCAGAGGATGCGTTGTCTGTTTATTCGCCGGTCGGTTTCTGACGCCGATTCAGCGAACGCCTAATCTATATACGATGGTCAAGCCTTTGGCAATAGCAGCCCCGAAAATTTTCTCAGGACGCCTTTTTGGGTCGGCCACCTGGGCGAGCCACTTTGGCAAAATCTTCGATCTCATGCTGGTAGAACAGCAAGATCGGTCCAGCCTTTTGCGGACGAAGCCGCCCTGCGTCCACGAGTTGATGCACCCTACCCCGCGTGATACCGAGCCGTTCGGCCACTTCCTTCGTCGTCATCAGTCCGCCTATTGCCACGTTGCTCATGCTCCTAGTATAGTAGGCACGTACAGCGTTTTCAATAAGAGCCCGGCGGCTGTTCAGAAACGGCCGACAACGCGTAGCCGCCCGCACGCCTTGCGAACGTGCGGCAACCGCCGGGCTTTTTTGTCAGAACGGAATGTCGTCGCTTCGGTCGGCTGGTGATGGGGACTGCGTGCGTTCCCTTAATGCCTCAAGTCCTTGGGCGAATAGTTTGGAAGTCAGACGAGATTCCAAAATCAAGATCGCCAACGCCAGCGCAGATTGATCGCCGCTGTCCGCCGCCATGCATTCCAGTTTTTCACGAAGCGTTTCTGGTAGGTGACTTGCCACTTGGGGCTCCTTGTTTTTCCAGGAAACTACCAATGCGAGCGGCGAGATTTGAACTCGCACGGGATTGCTCCCGCCAGGCCCTCAACCTGGTGCGTCTGCCAATTCCGCCACGCTCGCAAGCACACCTATGGGATGCCGCTGAACCGGCCGACGCCCTCAATAGCGCGCACACCGACCACACCTTTAGCCGAAATTTCTAGCGTAGCTTTGTGCCGATTTTCCCGGCTGTAATCAGCCAACGGGTTGCATGGACTCTGTGGACACAGCACCCAATAAAGGAGGGACCGACTAGGACGTGTCGATAGAAACCCCAGAAAGGGGCTTGACATGTCGAAGAGCATTCAGTGGCTGCTCGAATCGTACCGGCTATCTCGCGACCTCACGCCGGACTACTACGATCAACTCCGTTGGACGGTGGCGAGATACGAGCGCTGGCTGACGCGCACCAGCACGGTAGACGATTTGAGCGACGACCAATTCAACCGCTGGATCGTCTCCATGTTGGACAGCGGCTTGTCCCCGCGGACCGTGCAAGGGCAGCGCAACAACCTGCTGTGTCTCTGGCGTGCGGCGTATCAAGAAGGGCTGGCCGAGTTGCCACCGCGCCGCGTGCGCAAGGTGAAGATCCCCGCCACGCTGCCGAAAGCTTGGGAGCAACGGCAACTTATCGAGCTGCTAGCCGAAGCGGAAAAACTGAAGGGCAAGTTCCGCTTCTGGGATCTCGAATACCGGACGCTGTTCCGCGCGTTCATCCTGGTGGCGTATGAAAGCGGCTTGCGGCTGGTGGATCTGCTCTTGCTCGAGCGCGACGCCATCGGGACGGATGGGACGCTGATCGTGATCCAGCACAAGACGCAGTGGCCGGTGATGTGTCGCTTGCGCCCCGAGACAGTGGCCGCGGTGGAAGCCACGTTCCCGCCGGAGCGTCAACGCGTCTTTGGGGACATCGTGAAGCGCCGCCAGGTGCTGGCGTTGTTCGGGCGCATCCGGGACATGGCTGGACTCAAGGGCGGGACCAGGACGATTCGCAAGAGCGGCGCGACTGCTGTGGAATCACAGCAGGCGGGCGCGGCGGCGAAGTTCCTTGGGCACAAGTCGCCGGCGATGGCGATACGGCACTACGTGGATCCGAGATTGGCCAAGCTGCAAGAAGGCTGCCAGCCGCCGCCGCTGATACTGCCCGGCGAGAAAGAGCAAGGGGGCGCGGCGTAAAAATGGCCGACTTAGCGCGATTCGCTGGGCGATATTGGCGGGGGACCAATTAGAGCGTTTGCGAGAACGCGCAGCCCGCGGTCTTCCAAGATCCTGATTCTCGCTCTGGTGACCTTCATCGATTTTGCAATCGCCGCGGCGCTTTCTCCCGCGGCCCGGCGCAAGACGACATCACGATCTCGCTCTGGCAAGATGTCGAGCAACTTCCCTACGGCGATCCATCGCTGTAGGACTGCGTATGTGCGCTCGATCGCCTTCGCCGCAATCATCGCATCGAGTTGCTCGGGATCGTAATGCTTTGGTTTTTCCATGGCTCTCCCACCGCTGCGGCGTGAAAAGCGGACGGCCCAACGCCGCGGAGTGCAGGGGCACCGGCTGACGCATCAGCCGGCGGCCCGTGAACTCGACGTGGCTAGTCGTCGTCGTCCTCATCAGACGCGAAAATCACAATCGGCGATGCGTCCTCGACCGCCTGCCGCAACTCGTCGATCCGCTCGGGGCTGCTGGCCACGGCCTTGAGTGTCCCACGCAGTGCATCCGCCGGGACTTCGGCCAGAAACTCCGCCAACGTCTGCCGATCCGCAGTCAGCGACTCGATCTGCTGCTTGTCGGCCATCAGCTTGCCGGCCAGCAGTTCGCGGGCCTCGGCCAACTTGCGGGCCGCCGCCTCACGCTCGGCTGCCAGTGCTGCCTGCTGTGCCTCATGCTCAGCCTTCTCGGCCAAGTGCTTTTCGCGCTTGGCCTCCAGCCGCTCGAACGCCGCACAGATTGCGGCGCTCAACTCGGCCGCGGTAGCCGAGTCGCCGTCGTGGAGGAATGGATCCCAGCCTGATCCCCAGGAGGAGGTCAATGCGAGCGGCGAATAGTTGATGCGGTATACCAACCGCTCGACAAGCGGCTCGTATTTCCCGTTCAAGGACAGCAGCCGCCGCCTCGCATCTTCGCTGAGGTCGGAGACCTCGACCTCGACCGGCAGCTCCGCCGGCACGTTGTCGCCGCGCTCCAGCCGGCGAGCCTGCACCCACTCACTGCTACGGGTGATGGTGATGTTGATCTTCATACGATTCTCCCGCGGGCAATTGCAGCAGCCCGCTTGCTGCCGGGGGTCTCCCGGTGGCTCGCGATAGTCGGGTCGCGCTCCCGTCCGGCGATGTGCCGGCCTCAAATTTTGCGTTGCCCAACGCCGCGACGGGACGGGATAGGACATCCCGCCGCGGACGCTGGGCACGAGCCGTCAGGCAGCTACGTACTCGGTCAGTTCCGGGAGCGATTCGAGGTACTCGCTCCAGCCGCTGGTAGCGGCGTCAACCCAGTTCCGCAGGTCGTTCCTGGTGGTCATTACATGTCCCATCGTTCTTTCCTCTGCCGGCGTAGCCGGCGGTTAGGGGGTGGTGATTCATGGCATGTCCGCAGTGCAATCCTCTACGCGGGTACCTTCCGCCTCGATCCAGTACCACGAGCCGGGGTATTCCCCAGCCGCCGCGCCGGCGAAGTCGTAGTGGAAGCCTCGCTCGTATTGATCCCGCGCGTCATCGATAGTCGCTGCCTCAATTGTCGCGAGTCCACACTCGCTGTTGATGGTGTAGGTTTTCATCCTTCTTTCCTCTGCCGGCTTGCCGGCGGTGTGGGGTGGGTCAGGCGGCGTCCGCGTCCATACCGTACATTTCCTTGGCGGGCGTCAGCACGTCGCCCGCGGCCAGTGCTGCTCGGTACAGATCAGGATTCTCGTGAGCGAAGAAGCTCACGAGTTCCCGCATGTACAGGGCGAAATGCGGCTCTTCCAGCGTGCTGCCCTCGCCACCAGGCTGGTGGAACGGCAGCTTGGCAAAGGCATCGTGGACACTATTCACGATGCCGCGCTCTTTGCTGGGCTGGACCGCCATGAACCGCAGGTCGCGGACGGGCTCCAGCTTTGCCGGCAGTACCGTGCCGTTCGGCAGCTCAAGCGAGCTGGCCAGAATGCGCCGGACGGTGAATCCAATGGTGGAGCCCTCGTACCGCCCCAGGACGACACTCGCGGCGTCGTCTACCGTGTAGCCCTCCTCGGGCTCTACCGCGTACAGCTCCCAGTGATTTTCGCCGCTCCACACGCGGCGGCTTGTCGTGGTCTGTCGCCAGTACAGGTAGCCCGCAATGGGCTGATTGCCGTACTGGTCTTTCGGCGGGACATCGTAGTCCCGCAATTGCGTGACTATACCCCGCACGAATTCCGGCCTCGGGGCCTTGGAGTTCTTGATATAGATTTGCATCGTTCTTTCCTCTGCCGGCTTGCCGGCGGTTGGGGGGTCGAAACTCAAGCAGCAAGGGGTTCGGCCGTCGTGCCCGGATCAATCATCGTCGTCGGCGTCGTCGAAATCGTCGTCGAGACCAAAGCGTTCGATTGCCTCTTCGCGGGTCAGCTCGCCCACCAGAGCTGGCCCCTCGTCGCTGTCCACTCGCGCCACGGTCTTGCCATCGTCGCGGATAAGGGCTCGCGAACCGTTGACGAGGCCGCCAAGTTCGTAGGTCGCCATCGTTCTTTCCTCTGCCGGCTTCGCCGGCGGTTGCCGGCTTGCCGGCGGTTGGTGCGTCCCCGACCGGCTGTTGCCGGTTTCGGCCCCCGCCGGGGCCTCGTCAGGGGGCTACTCGGGCGAATCGTGCTCCGGCATGCCGCGCTGCCGCAGGGCATCGCGGAGCACCTCCAGCGGCCATTTCGGCATGCTGTTGCTGTCCCGCCGCAGGTCGTCGACTTCCATCGCGCTAATGCACGCGATCGCGTCGTCGACGGAATAGCAGTTGAGGCGGGCGAACTCGATGGCTTCACGAAGTTTCATGGTCGTCTCCGGTTTGCGTTTCGTTTGCCCCTCGCATGTCCTAATTATACCTATTTGACGCCCCGGCGTCCAATAGATTGGCTGTTATTCCGTCCCCTACAATCTATTTGTCGTCGTAAGTCCATATAAGTGTTGCGGTTAGCGATTCCGGATTTATTTTCCCAGCGGCTAGAAAAACGCCACGGACACTAGGCGGATTTACGTTTCCGCGTCTTACCGCGTCCTAAGTCCTTAGTGGCTTTAGGCTTGGGATTATTCCGCGATTTCCGCTGCTGCCAGAACTGGTTGCCGGTCGTGAAGTCCGGGCAGCCGGCCTTGCCGGGGATCAACGGCCGCAGCCGATCGATGTCGGCCTGGGTGAATACCCGCGGCTTGCCGACGCCCAACTGCTTGCCGATCTTGTGGCGCTTGCTGGCTCGCTGGACGCTGCGGACGGACACGCCGAGCTCGTCTGCGGCCTGGGCGGTGTCGTAGAGAGTGGTCATACTATGCCCTGCGGGTGACGACAGCCATGTCGCAGTCGGTGTCCTCGCCGAGCACGTCGCGAATGACTGCGTCCGCGACGTGCATGTTCGCCACGTCGATGTCAGATTCAGACGGGAGTTCGTTCGCGGCGTCAATCCGCTGGCCGCCGCGGTAGCTGGCTGCGGCCCAATCGCATTCGCCGTGGACAAAATAGGTGCCGTCTGGGATCCGTGTTGCGATCATGGCTGGTCTCCTGGGTTGATGCCCCGCGCACCATGATAGTCTATCGACGCCCAGCCGTCAATGCCTTCACGCGAAAACGTCATACCCCACGAGCGTTTCCGTGCCGCTCCAATCCTGGCCGTCCAGCAGCGTGGTCTCGTCGCCCGTCGATAGCCGGCATTGCAGCGCGTGCGAATGCGCGGACATGATGCCGTCCGACTCGACCCACCAGCCAGGCCGCTGCAATGGCTGGCCCACCGACGCGAACCATTGCTGGATGCGTGCCACCAGCCGCTCGTCGTACACTGGCTGGCAATCGCCCAACGGCGTACTTGGCTGCGGGATCAGCGGCGTGAACTTGATGCGGACATGCGCGTTTTTCTTGCGCGGAATGCTGGCGATGCGGCTCCACAGCCATTCCCATTCGTCCCAATCTTCAAGCGTCTCCCACGGGTAGCCGAAGATTTGGAAGATCTTGAAATTGCAGTGCCCGCGATCAGACATGAATCGAAAGTAATCGTAGACCGATTGGTTGCTGATGTTGCGGCCCACTCGCTTGCGCGTCGCTTCGCTGATGCCGTCCAACGCCACGCGAATCAACATGTTCGTCTTGAATGGCAGTTGCTTCTTGACAATCACGTCCAAACGCATCGAACCGAATGAGGTCACCAGCTTACACTTGTGAATCCGCTCAAGAATGTCGCCATAGCCTGGGTGGCTCGCTTCGTCCGGCGCGAATAAGCTGATCTTGTGCGACAGCGTACTGTCGATGGAATCGACTTGCTCAAGCAGCCAGTCGGTATCCTGCATCCGGTACTTCCACGCCCAGCCCAGCTCGCAGTAATGACAATGAAACGGACAGCCGCGGGACATTTCGAGATACCAGACTTTGGCGTGTCCATCGCCTGCGCGATTGAGATACGGCGGATGCTTCGGCACGCCCGATTCGGTGTTGCCCTTGGGAATGTCGCCGTCGAACGGCGGCATCAACGTGCCCGGCAACTGCGCCAAGTCCCGCGCCGTCCCGCCGACGTTGAGGATCGTTAGCGCATGTTGGATCCACGTCTCGCCTTCGCCGATGCAGAACACGTCGCCGAAGGGGATGCCCGGTCGAATATTGTTCGTCGTCACGTGCCCGCCGACGATCCTGATGGGCGCCACGCGCGGCATGTCCCGCAGCCGCGGAAAGTCCGTGCAATGGTGGATGCTCACCAACTCCACGTCCGCCGGCGTGCGGTTGTCCCACGGCTCGTACTCGACGTGAAACCCTGCCCACCGCGCCGCCTCTTGGACATACCAGCAGCCCATGCTGTTGCGGCTCTCCGGCTCGGTGGGCTCGGTAATCGTGATGCGGATATTCTGCCGCGGCGGTCGTTCAAGCGGCGGGAACGCTGTGACGTTGCGCGGCTTCTCGGGTGGTGCGAGCGTCAGCATGCCGCCATTCTACACGGGGCGCATCACCGATGTCTTGCGAGAAGGATGCCAGTAGGGTGGCGTGCAGGCATCGTACTCTTGGAACGCACCCACCAGATCCGCCGGCAGCCAATCGCCAACCGGCAGTTGCCGCATCAGCACAGTCCCTTGCGGATGCGGCGCGAACCACGAGTAGTCGGCCTCCACGATCTCCACCGTCCATTCCGCCACACGCCCGTTGCCGCGCGAACGGTCTTGCCCGAGGTGCTTGACCGACCGCTTCAGATCTCGGCGAAACTCCGCGGTGTGATGCACCAGCGCGAACCAAGCCACTCGCATTATCAGCCGCTTGCGGACCGGAAGGTACATCGATTTCTGCGCGCCGTTCGTCGTGGCAATCGTGCCTTGTTCCGACGCCGCCAGCAGCGTGGCGCGTTCGCGCGGGAAGTGCTGGCCGATCCGCTCGTGCCGGTCGGACAGCGGCGCATCGACGATGGGCGACGAACAGCGATGCACCAGCCAATCGCCCAGCCATTCGCGTTCGATCCCGCACGGCGGCAGCTTATTCATCGGCGGCGCAGGATCGTATCGCTCGTGTGCGCCGGCTGATGGATGAAAGCGGCAGCGGGCCGCGATCAGCAAGGCGTCCAGTTGCGGCGGCTCGCCGGCCAGTTCGCCGGCCAGCCTGGCTGTCACGAGTACCGGCGTCACGCGATCAGTTCCTTTTGCTTCTTGCCGCGGCCCTTGGCTTTCGGCTCGCTGCTGTACGTCTCGTGTAGCCAAGCCACAGCCGCATCGCGAGACTCGACAGCATAAGCCACGTAGGACGCTGCTGCATCAGCCAATGCGCCATCGTCCAAGTCGCTCCACAGCATGGCTGTGGTACGGCCGTTGCCCTTGGCCGACATGCCGCCCACGAATCCGCCGGCCGCTTGCCACAGACGTAGAGACCACAACAGCGCGCCCAACTCCAACGGCGTGGCCGACTCAAGATGGATCTCGCTCACCAGCAGACAGCCGGGCACGATCTCTTCACCGCCGTAAGGCATCGACGAATTCTTGTCGCTGCCGTCTTTCGCGGGCCGTGACACCTCATTGGGATCCGCCAGCAAGTCCGGCCGTTGCTGCGTTGGGTCGTGCCTGTACTCAGTCCACTTGCCGACGCACAGCCGCGCCGGACGCAACCACTCGGGCAAGTCCAACTCTGGCGCAATCACGCCAACGTATTCACGCGTCTCTCGGCAGATCAGCGTGGCCGCCGAGAATTTCAGCACGCCAGGCTTCGGCGAGTCAGGCAGCCCGCAGCCCATCAAGCCCAGCAGCGGCAGCGATTCGCGCATGGCCACGAATCGAGACAGAGACTCCGCGCCGCCGGATAGCGTGGCGTTGTTCCCGCCGTTCGTCAGCAGCCGCAGCATTTCTTTCTTGAGCGTGCCTGCCAATTCATAGGCATCGATCAGCCACAGCCCACCCGGTTCGCGTACCGCTGCGTGCCGCATGCTGTTGGCGCTCACCGATGGCACGCCCACAGCTTCACCATCGTACAGCACCTGGTCGCGGTTGATGATGAGCTCGTTGCCGGATCGGCCGCTCATCTGCCTGAGTCCGTCGATGGCGCGAAGCACCAGCACGAGGCGATAATCACTCGTCTCCAGCATCTTCGGGCTCCTTCCAAGTTGGTGCGATTGTCGCCTTGTAAATGTCTCTCGCTTGACCTGGAAGTGACCGCCACAGAGATTTAAGAACCTGCAGGCACGTGGATTTCCACGCATCGGTTTGTGATTCTAACCGCCTGGCTTGAGCCCTGTAGGTCTCACAGGTCGTTGTTCGACCCTCATCAGCTTGAATGCCTTCCAAGACCTGGTTCACCCACTCGTCTAGGCTTCCGTTGCACGTCTCTAGCGCCGCCTTTACGGCGTTGCCGATCTTCTCCCACTGCGTCAGCCTGTCTTTCAATCCGTACACCAGCGGCACCACCGAAAGAAACTCCACCAGCGCCGCCTTCATGGCGTCGCGGTCCGATTGCAACGGCGGCGATTCCTGACTCACCATGTGCGCCAGCCACAGACGGAACTTGTCCGCGCTATACCGCTCCAGCGGCGGCGGTTCTTGTAATACACTCACTCGCTTCCTGCTTTCCTGGCGCAAGCCATATAGCAAGGTTCGTGGTTGGTTCGCAGCGCACGGCGCGCCACGCTTGGAACAACTCTCCCGCATCGTCATAGTGATTTGCCAACTGCAACACCACGTTCATTTCGCTCATGGGATCCATCAGTCGCTTGAGCGAGTCCGCGCCTTTGCCGACGACAGCCACTAGCCGCATGACCAATTGCAGCCGGTCCCGCAAATCTTCGGGATGGCACTCGACGCGCGTCCCTTCGCAGTTGAGCGACACCCGTTCCAGCGAATGGCAGACCGGCGTGCGAAACAACTGGTGCTTGTTCCCGTCAGCAATGCAGATGGCGAACGGCGGCTCGGGCGGCGCAAGGCAGATGCCATTGAGCAATTCGCGATGCGCCGGCGTGGCTCCCAACGCTTTCTCGCGGGTCAGCACCCACGAGAACCACCGCATTTGGATCACGCCTTCCGCGCCTTCACGCGGCTTGCGCTTGCCGTCCGCTTTGCTGCGGTACGTGGCGCCATCGATCAACGGCACGCTGCCCAAGTCGCTGCGCAGGCATTGGACGCAGCCGCCACAGACGTACTTGCTGCCAGGGCACGCTACCGCGTCCCTCTCGGTGAAAGAGTCGGCCACGTAACGGCGGGCTGGGAACGATTCGTCCGTTGGACAGCCGCAGTAAAAACAGCGATGCTCGCCGTAATTGAGCGGCACGCCGGACGCCAGGGCGAATAGCTCGGGAGCGGTCATGTCCGCGATTGTAGGCTATTTCACCGTGCCGTCCAGCAGCCGGTAGTCCCGCTCGCCCCAGTGCTCGACGGCGCGGCGGACGCCGGGACGCTCGGCATAGACCTCCTGCCAGGGCGGGTGTTGCGTGGCGTTGACTTGCGGCATTGCACCGGGCGGCAACGCGAACGGCACCTCCAGCAGCGAGCCCGGCAGTTGATCGAACCGCACGAACAAATCGATGCGGTTTGCGCCGAGCCAATCCGCTTGTGTCCGCTGATAGAACGGCTTGAGTGCGCCGCCGGCCAGCAGCCAAGCAAACGGATGAATGCCGATCTCGGTCCAGCCGTGGCGGCGCAGGTCACCGTTGAGGTGGCTCCACAACGAGACGGCCCGGTCCAGCGGTTCGCGCCAAACCGTCCAGCGAAAGTAATTGGCGTGCTCTGGCAGCACTTCCATGCGGTGCTGGTCGTCGGGGAATGGATCGAACGCTGGGTAGCCCGGTAACGTGAACCAACGGTGAAAGCTGGTCGATGCGGTTTTCGGCGCGGTGAGTAGGACGAATTGATGGACGGTGGAAACTATCATGGTATGATTCCGGCATGGCTACTACACGTCGCTCATTCGTCGCCCGCTGTCTTGCGTTCGTCGGACTTGGTTCGCTGGTGCAAAGTGCGCCAGCAAGCAGCGTCAAAATTGAGCGATCCGCTCCAAGCACGCACGCCACCGCGCGCCCATTTTCTCCGCCGTGAACTCCGCGAGCGCCACAGCCTTTGCCCGCTCAACTGTCTCTCGATTCTCCGCCGACACAGCACGTCGTACCGCCCCCGCCAGCACGTCACCCGTTGCGCCTACGGGCACCGTGACCGCCATCTGACCGTACAGCCCGTGTAGCTCGGGAATCGCGCCAACGGGTGTGCAGACGACGGGGCAACCGCAGAGCCAAGCTTCGATGATGGCCAGGGAGAATCCTTCCGCTGGGCTGGCCAGCACGAAACAATCCATCGCCCGCAGCACGTTGCCGACGTCGCGACGAGCCGGCACGATAACCGCGTCGCCGCCGATTCGCGGCAGCAAGGCTTGCCACCGCCGGCCGGATTGCGGGGAGACGTTTCCCACCAGTACCGCACGATAGTTTCCACCAAGCGTGCGTGCTGCATGGACTGCCGCCAAGGGGTTCTTCTCGGGACTCAGCCGCCCGACATACCCTAAGACAATATGCTTGGAATGCAGCCCCCACTCCGCCCGCAAGGTGTCCCGGTCGATAGTCTGCGCCAATCGCTCGGTGCAAACACCGTTGTGGATGACCGTCACTTCCCGGTCACCAAAGATACGTGCTGCTGGCTGGGACACCGCGGCTAAATGCGTGGCTGTCTCCAGCACCGGCGAGACGTGTTGCTGGCCCCACGGAACTGATCCGTGCGACACAAATACCACCTTGCGTTTTAGGCTCGCCTGGATGGCGTTCGCCCCTGCGACAATCATTCTAAGCGATTCGCCGCAGCCCCAGGCAATGACCACGTCGCACTTGCTGGCCAATATCGCCGCGGCAATATCGCCGCGGACAACTGGAGCGCGAACGGACTGCATTACCAGCGGATGCGGTTCGCGGTTGTTGATGCAACAGATGCCTTGCCAATCGACTTTGCAATGTCGGGTCAGCCAGGCACACCATAGTTCCGCGCCTCCAAGTTGCAGGTTGGGCGTTAGCAGGCAGCACTTCAAAATGCGTCTCGCATGATGGTGAGTTGGCCCAACGATACTGCCGCCGAAATATTGCTCGGAGAAATATTGTAACTGCCGTCCATTCCAACCTGCACTTCCTCGTCTTTTTCCAGCCACAGACACCATGTGGCGGCCAGATTTTTTTGTATTGCCCCACCTACAATGTCTAAGCCAATATCCACCGGCTCAATATCAAAGACATTGAACGAGCATCTTGCGTGCGGTCCTAGGCCAGCCACGGAACCGACTGCGTATACTCGAATGCTGATCCTCTCTGTATCGCTGATGTAGCCAGGGCCGGCGTACCCAACGCCGACAGAGCAATTGATCGAAACGCGATACCAGCCGTCTTGTCCAACGATGATTTTCTTGGACGCAGTTGCCAGATCCCATCCGTAAGTAATGTGATCCGGGTCGCCAAGGCCAAGGATTATGCCACCTACGATGTCGGTGATGGCGCCAGAACCCGTGAACTGCGTCATACAGCCACTTCCAGGCCGCCGAAGCGTAGGGACAACCCACAAGCGTTGCCCCACCTTGCCGCTCGGATTCTTCACTTCGCTTACGCCAAACACGTCGTAGGGACCGCTGTAATCGTGGTCCAAAATCGTATAGGCATCGCCGTAGCCGACGTGCAACTTGAACGAACCGGCCTTCAGCCCCGCATATCCCAGTCGAAGACCTGGTGAGAATCTATAATCGTCATTGCCTGGATTCGATGACGTTGCGGTTATCCCGTGCTCCCGACGCCACGCAAATTTTGTCGGTGGCGAACTGGCCCAACTGGCCGTCGCCGTTTCGCTTCCACCGAGGTCACCGTCATAGATCGCCTGCGATGGAAAGTCCATCGACCCCCAACCATATTCGTCTTTCTTTACCGACATGCCGCTGCAATTGAAAAAATGCGCCATCGGATCCTGAAACGCCTCGCTCGATTCGTTGGGCCGCCACGCCCGCCAGATATGATCGCCTCCACCTTCAGTTATTGCGCGAAAGACATTTATTCCATTGCCCGCCTGATGTCGTAGAAAATTGCCTGGATTAGAGCCGCTGTCGAATCCATCGGCGTTCCCGCCGAGGCTATGACTGCCGCCAACGACGCCTTCGCTGTGCCCGAGGCGCATGACGCCATCCACGGGAATCGTGACTCCGCTGTCGTTGCGAAAGCGGATCAACCGTTGCCGCTGATTTAATGTCGGTTGCCAACTCATGCCTGTTGCAGCCCTCCCGCGCCCTGCGGCGCAATCTGCTGCCCGTCCTGTCTGACCTTGGCCGCTTCCGGAGGCTTGCGCTGGAACTCCGCGCCTTCGCGCAGGGCCTGACGCAACCGCCGCTGTTCCTCAGTCTCCACGAACGTGCGGTCTTCGTTGTTGCGCTCGGCACGCGTGTAAGCCAGCCCGGTCGAGTCGATGAAATACTCGACTTGCCGGATCGACGGCGATAACTCGATCGGCAGAAAGCCGTCGTACTCCAGGGACCGCTGTTCTTGTACTTGGTACTTCGCTTCGATTTCGTCCAGCCGCAAATCGAGATAGCGTTCCAGCCGCTCCTTGTTGTCCGTGGTGCGCGTGATGCGGTAATTGACGTCGTAGGTCGGGATGACCTCATAGCCGATTTCGTCGAACACTTCGTACTGCGGCCCAAGCCCGAACCGCGCGCCGCCCAAAGGACGTTCGCGCTCATAGCGGAACCAACCGAGATAGTCTTTTCGCGGGTCGGGATTGCGGATGCTGATGGTCGTGCGCAAACGCAAGACTGCGGGGACGCAACGCCGCGGTTGCTCGTTGCCAGCGGCGTTAACTGGCCCTTGCTCAGCCGGCTTGTTGCTGACGTACTTGATTGCGCGGCCCGTCGCATCGTCGTAGAATTCGGTGGCATAAACCGGCTGGCTGAACCGCACGATGCCGCGCTCGGTATCGAGCTGGAAGCCGTGCGGATAGTAGCCGGTCTGCCGCCCGTCTTGCCGCGGATCGGATCGCAGGACGTCTTCCAAATCGTCGATGACAGTGGGGTCCAGCTTATCGATGACGTTCACGTGCGTCTCTTGCTCATCGAACCAGATCCCATACACAAGCGCCGGCTGCCGGGCGGCGAGTTGCACGATTTGGTTCTGCCCTTGCTGCTGATTCCCGCCAAGCCTGCGCTCCGCGCTCTTGGCCAGTTGCAGCCCTTCGATGGGCAGGATCTCGGCCAGCCGCTTGACTCGATACGGCCGCATCCGCCCGATGCCGGGAATGTCGAACGGGACTTTGATCCGGTACATCTTGAGCAGGTGCTGCCGAGCCAAGTCCCGTGCCTTGAGATTTTCCAGATTCATCCACTCCGGCGGAACGCCGGCTTTGGCAATGTCGCGGCGGCGTCCCGCGCCGGTGCTGTCGATCAACTGCTGTAGCGTCTGGCCTTGGAGTTGGATCGGCAGATAGCTCAAGTCGTTTACCGAGACAATCGAGCCGTCCAGATCCACGGCCACGCATTCCAGCTCCAAATCGACTTGCAATTTAATCAGCACGCAAGCCCGAATGCTTTCCGGGATCTCCGGCGGGTCGACGGCAATGTCTTGACGAGTGACCAGCGGCCCCGGCGGGTTGTTGTCTTGCGGCAGAGGACGCCCGCGCACGCCAGGCGGCTCGGCTACGGGGATAATTTTGATCGTGTTCCGCGCGTTGTTGCGGAGGATCAACGTCGCCCCAGTGGCTTGCATGATTTCATCGAGCGCTTTGATCGGCCGCGTGTAATCCCAGTGGACGGGCGGCCGGACCAGATTCGGCATCTCGCTCAAGTCGTAGCCGGTTTCATTCAGTGCTTTCAGGCACAGTTCAGCCAACTGCCGCGGCGTGCGCTCCGATTCTTCCACGAACGTCTCTACGTCCCCGACTTTCTCGCGGATGTTGTAGTGTCCCGAGATCCGCCCCATCGTCTCCCATTTCCAGCGGCGGTCCAGGATCTTGATTTGGAACACGGTCGTGCCATCGCCGCGCCGCTGGGCCGCTACGATGTCCGCCTTGCAATCGACGCGCAGGATCCGCGTGCTGCCGAACGTCATAGCCATTGTGCCGCCGTGTGCGAAGTAGGCGTCCGGCACGGTGTAGAGTTGCGCGTAGCCCGGCTGGATGCCGCGGATGTCTGTATACCGCGAGCCCGGCAAGATCGCATCGACGCCAGGCCAGTGAAAGAGACCTTGGGGATCCGCCATTAAATCGCCGCCGGTTTGAAGTCGATGTTGGCCCCCAGGTCCAGCTCGCGGAACGCCGCCAGCGAAAACCGCCCGAACCACTGGATGTCGTTCGTGAACGTGACTCGCTTGTGCGGGTCGCGGAACAGCGTGCCTTCCGTGTACACGTTGGTGTCGGCGATCGTCTTGGCCTTGGTCGTCCGGCTGGCGTCGTAGCCAGCGCCTTGGCTGACGTTCAACGTCGTCCACGTACCTTCGCTGGCGTCGAGCACCAGCCCGCCGCGGATATTGGCCGTCGTGATGGCCCCGGCCGCATCGGTGAACAGCGTCTCGCCAACGGTCTGCGTAAACGTCGTCATGCCGCAATGCACAGTGGCCGTGCCGCCGTCCTTCGTGTACGTGCCAAGCGTCACGCTGATGCCCAGCAGTACGTCGGTGTCCCGCTCCGGATCTCCCGCATGCCCCTGTTTCAGCGTCAATAGCGTAGCCACTTCGCCGGCCAACACCGCAGGCCCGAAGCTACCCGCGTAGATATTGCAAGCGTTGGAAGCGTTCGTGCCCTTCCACAGAAACGCCGGCAGCCCTTCGTCCTGAGAAAAGCCGGTGGCCAGGCATGTGATCGCCGTCTGCACCGAGCCTGTATCGATCTTGATGCGGGTGACGTTGGGCGCGTCGATGTCGATGGTCGTAGCCGAGATAGCCAGGTAGGTCGCGCGGTACTCGTTGTAGCCGCCGTTGCCGTTGCGCTCCGGCAGCCCGATGAAACCGCGGTACGTGGGCTTGATTTTCAGGCTGGCCAGCGTCACGGCCGACTGCGCCAGCCCGTACAGGATCGGCACGTCGGTGTCCTCAATAATTACGTCGTCGGAGTTGACGGGCACGGCGGCCCCGCTCCAGTTGTCCGCGTTGCTCCAGAAATTCGGCCCGGTGGCCATGGTCTCGTTGGTCACGGTCACGTCTTGCGAGCCGCCGCCGGTGAGGAGCGTCCCGTCGCCAGTCAGCGCGGCCACGTCTTCCGAGCCCAGTCCTTCGACGAATCGCACGGTCCACGGCCCGCCGTCGTTGCCGGATACCGAGACTTCGGCCGCCACTCCCGCCGTCGTGGTCGTGTTGGTGGCCGTGCCGTCCGTGCTGTCCACCACGGTCATTTCCGAGACGCCTTGCCGCCCGAGATTGGCGCGGAACGTCACGGTGACCGGGCTGGTGTTGAGCGGCCCGCCGGCGCAGACGACGTCGCCGACTTCGATGTTCGGCAACGCTTCCAACGCGGATTGCACGGCACTGGCCGCGGCGTCAAAGGCAATCGCCGCGGTCGTGTTGCCGTCCAGATCCAGCGTGAGATCGCCAGAGCTTGCGCCAACGACTTCCACTTCCTGCACTTCGTCCGTGCCGGCGATATTGGACAAATCACACAGCGCATCGCGGACTTCAAACGCCGTGGCGTCCCAGGGTATGTTAGCCGTAGTCTGGCCGGAGTAGGTCAATGTCAGCGTCCCGCCGGAAGTGCCGGTGGCCAGCGTCACGCGCTGGCGTTCGTCCGTCGCGGCCGATGCGGCGGTTGTGATGCTGGCGTAGACGTTGCTGCCCGTCAGGCTATTGGTAGAAGTCATCTGCCCCAGGTCGCGGTTGCCCGGATCGTCGAAGGTCACTTGGTAGACCACCTGGTTCGGCAGCGTGCCGGTTTTCGTCACGGTGACAGTCGTAACGCCAGTCAGCAATTCCAGTTCGCTCTTGATTGTGGCGCCGGAGTCGTCGAAAGGAATCGCGCCCGTGGTCTCAGTCTCGAATGTCAGCGTGTAGGTGCCGGCAATCGGCCCGTCATTGAGCGTGACGGTTTGCACTTCCGGTGTGGCGGTTGCGCTGCCCTGCGTAGTCGTAACGATAGTTGGCGCGGTCCCCGAATCGGCCAATACGATCATCTCTGTGATGTTTGCCGATCCATAGGAGCCCTGAAAAGCGATCGTGTAAACGCGACTGGTAGCCGTTGGATCCGTCGAAGTCACTAAGACGTTGCCAGCCCCAATGATTGCTTCAATTTCGGCTTGCACGCTGGCGGCCGTGGCCACTCCGACGATGATGTCTGTGTTCGACGCGGTCCCACTAAGTTGTGCGATGCGCAGGCGATAGCTCGCGCTAAAGTCCGATACCGTCAACGTCTGCACTTCGTTTGTGCCAGGCTTCCCTTGGGTCACAGTTGCATGCGAGATCGTCGCCGCCCCGGTCAGCAGCGTGCCGTCGCCGGTCATCAGCGGGACGGTCGTAGCCGCAAAGGCTTGCGTGAATTCCACCGTCCACGTCAGCCCGATCTTCGCTACGATTACGTCTCCCGACGCGATATTACTCAGTGCCTCCAATGCCGCCAGCACGGTAGCCGCCGATGCGTTCCAAGCGATGTTGCCCGTGGTCTGGCCGCTGAATGTAATCGTGAACGTGCCGCCGCTGGTAGCCGCCGGCAAGCGAATCGTCTGCACCTGGTTGACGCCGGGCGAGCCGTCCGTCAGCACAGTGATCGTCACGCCGAAGTTGCCGCTGTCGGCAGTCGATCCGGTGACCACGATCGGCACGCCGGCCGTGCTGCCGGTGATGACCAACGCGGTGGCGTCGTTAGCGTCCAGCCCGGCCGCTACTTCGACTTCCCGCCACTCGCCGACGCCTTGAGCTTGCAACGCTTCGATGGCGGTCACAAGCCCCGCTACCACCTCGTCCACGCCGTCGCCGGCAATGACGGTGTAGGATGCGTCCTTATCGTTGATCGAAACGGTGAACACGTCGCCGGGTTCTGGATTCGCGGGCGTGTAGGTCCACACGTCCGCGATGGCTAGGGCGTTTCCCAAGAACGAACGGGTGGCCATTTTCTACCTCGTCAGCTGATGCGGTTGGCCGGTGAACGGCAGCGCGGACGCGAACTGCCATCGCCACTGAATCGAGAAATCCGTCTGGTCGAATCCGCGTCCGTTGAACCGCGGCTTGGGGCTCGTCACAGTCAGCGCCGGGCGTTCCGTGCTCAGCAGCAGCGCCGGCCAGATGGGGCGAGTGATCGTCGCCAGGTTCGGCTGCCGCAGGTATCCCACGGCGTTGCCCGCTTGCGTCGCGCGGTAGAACGAATGCGTGCGGGTCCGCTGCCGGCGCGATAGCCCGTTGATGGGATGCGTGAAGCCGAAAATGGGATCCGGCTCGGCGAATTCAAGCGTCTCGCTGAACGATCGCAGGATATTTGCCGCGTTCGTCACCGGGACTTCCGCTTCGAGAATAATCCGAAAGGGTAGCGTCGTGACGTAGGCAGATCGCCCGCCATCAGGGAACGCCACCTCCAGTACGCGGACGCCTCCCAGCGCGGACGAGCTGCGGATCGTGTGATGGAAGAACGAGAAATTGCGGCCATTGACCGCATAAGCTGATTCGAGCGCCGAGGCCTGCGTAGATATACTGCCGTGCGTCGAAAGCAGGACGCCGTCCAGTGTGACTTGCTTGAGGGTCGCATACGGCTGTTGCTGCTCGGTCTCCAGGACGCGCGAAACGACCGACACGTTGACCGTGCCGGGCCGGTGGCTATAGCCGCCGTAGATGGCAAAAGAGGCCATTCACCACCCCCTCGCTTGCGTTGCCGGCGCAGCGGAGCAATAATCGGCGCGGCGGGGCGAATACAGGGGGAGGGGGAAATGTCGAACGGTTTTCTTTCCGCGATAGTCTTGATCGTCGTTTTTCTCTTTGCGGATGCCTTGATTGGGCCAGCTTTTGCTATCCCGCTGGTTATCATCCTTGGTATCAGCGTGGCAATTTGGCTCAATCGTAACGGCGGAAGCTGGAAGATCGAAACCGGCAACGCAGGTGCAGGAACAGCAATTTTCGCGTTCGTCCTGCTTGCGATGCTTGCTTCCCCGTTCGTGTTTGTTGTCGCCGAAATATACGGCATCGAGATAGCCGTTATTGGCTTTGGTGCGTTCATTGTCACAGCTACGCTTTTCTGGTATCTGCGGCGCATCGCCACCGCCCTGGAAGACTCCAATCGCCGCAAGCGTGACGACGAGCGAAAGCATTAGTTTTTCCCCGTCGCCAGGCGGGCGAAGTTTTCGTTCATCTGGTCCCGCAGCAAGACGATTGCCCGCTCGTTGGCGGCGTTGATCGCGTCGAGTTGAGTCCGCACGGCCGCCTCGAACTGCGCCGGGTCGACTTGCACTTCCGTCTTCAGCGCCACCTCGATTTTGTTGGTCACGGCCGCGGTCACGGCAGCCGTCAGATTGACCTGCCCTTGGGCCTGGTTGACTCGCCCATGCTGCTGCCCGAAGCGGGCTTGGGCGTTGGCCAGATTGTTTTCCAGCCGGCCGACTTCGTCTTCGCCGAACACGTCGCCACCGCCAGCCGCGAATCCAGCCCGCACTCGCTGTTGCCGTGCTTGCTCGCGGAAACGGTTGGTGCCTTCCGCCGCGGAAAGCTCCGCCCCGGAAAGCTCCTGCCCGGCCGCCAGCTTCCGCGCCGCGCTGCGAAGCTGCTCTTGCTCGAAGGGACTGGACCGGCCGAACTTCTCCACGTCGCTTTCGCGTGCCCGGACTGCGGCGTTGACGGCGCTTTCCGCCGCCTCCAAAGCTGACTTGCGCAAGTCCAGTTCCGCCCGTGCCGCCTCCAGGTTCTTCTGTGCCGCCTCTTGCTGGACCTGCGCGCCTTTTTGCTCCGTCCGCAGCACGTCAACCGCCGCGGCCTTTTCCTCCTGTGCGGCTTGCTTGGTCAGGTCGAATCGCTCTTGGTCCAATTGCAGAAGTTGCTTTCGGGCGTCGATGATCGCTTGATTCGCCTGGATTTCTTCGTCGCGGGTCGGGGCTTGCGATACGTCGCCTGTACGCGACGCCAGCGCCCGGCGGCGGAGGATGTCGGCTTGCCGTGCCCCGGCGACAGACAGATCGCCTTGTGCCGCTTGGGTCGATACAGCGTTGCCGGCCAGGCCGGCAGCAGCGCCGCTCAATCCTAGCCGTGCCCGTTGCACGTCCAGGTCGCCGCCCTGCGCCCGCAGCCCGCGCTCAAGGTCGAAGTCTTGGATGCGACGGGCGGCTTCACGGTCGCGAACGGAAATAGCGGATTGTCTTCGAGCGTCTTGTCCGCTAAGACTCTCTCCGCTTTCACGAGAACGGCGGCGAAGCTCGACAATTCCAGTTGTTGGGTCGATGTCATTTGCCAATGGTCCTAATCCAATGGCGCCTGCACCACCTTGTAGGGCATCCGCGATACTGAGCGATGTTCCAACACCTTCCGTCCTGTTGCCGAAACCGCTGAAACTCCCAAACAAAGAATCTTTAAGCGGATCCTTGCCTTCTGCCGCCAATCTCTCAATTTTGTTCGATGCGTATATCGCGGCTGCTCCTAAAGCCGCTACGGCAGCCGCAGTGAGCGTTAACGGATTGATGAGGATTGAGGCAACTGCCCCAAGCGCCCCCGCCCCACCAGCCGCAGCCGCCCCACCCGCCGCGCCAGCCGCCCCTACGGTGCTCGCCGCCGCCGATGCCGCCGCCACGCCGGCCAGCGACGCCCGATACGTATTCGCCGCCGCAGTCAGCCCGCGCCAGACTTCGACGCCGCCCTTCAGCAAGTCGAAGCCACCTTGGATCTTCAGCAGCCCGTCCGTCAGCTTCTTCAGATCCTCTTCGCCAACCAGCCCCAGGACGGCGATGCCGCGGCCCATCTTCAGCGCGCCTTCGGACGCCATCAGGAATCCGTCCGTGACTTTCGCGCTGGCTTCCGCTACTTTTTTCAGCCGCTCTTCGTTTTCCTTCAGCGCGCCGGCCTGCGCCGAGGTGGCCTTCGCCGTCGCCTCGGTGGCACGTGCCAACCGCTCTTGCTGCTGCGTCGCCGCTGTGGCCCCGGCTCCGTTCGCCGCCCCGCCTGCGCCGCCGGACTGCCCTTTGCGGACGAGCTCTTCCATCCGCCGCGTCTCGGCTTCGGACGACGGGTGTACGCGGGCGCGCAGCCAGTAGATGATCTCGCGTTCGGTGGGCATTATTTCTCCGCAAACAACCGTGCCACGGCCAGCCCGACGTAATCGCCCATCTGTTTCGCCGCCTGCTGCTGACGCGCCGCTTCAACCACGCGGTGTACGATCGATAGGTTCCGCATCAGCAGTTTGTCCCGCCGCATCTGCTCGGTAAGACAGGCCCCATTCGTGGCTTGCACCTGCTGATAGATTTCCAACGTCGCCCGGTTCCGCGGCGACAACCGGCTTTCGTGTTCTTCGCGCGGATGCCCCTTGGGACACCGCGCCGCGCCGTGCTCGTCCAAGGCCTTACTGCCGTCCGGATTCATGCAAATCGGCAGGTCCGGGCCTTCGCGTTTCCAATCTTCGCCGCAGCTCTTCTCGCGATTGCCAGTGCCCCGGTGGTGCTCCCAGTCGTAGTCGATGCGGTACGTCTGGCACTCCGCACACGGGAGGCGGGCCAACACTGGGAAGTGTTCCAGCAGCGTCAGCCCGCCCATTAGTTTTTTGTGTCGGCCGCCAGCGCCGCTTCACCCGGTGAAACGCGGGACTTCACCGAGGCGTAAGCCGTGTGGTTCGCTTCGTTGCGTTGTTCCGGCGCCCACTGCGGATCGATGTCCGTGGCCGCGAAGCCACTCACGATGTCGATTAACCGCTGCAACGCCCGCCGCGGGACGCGCAACAGAGTGTCGTGCCCGATGGGCCGCTTGCCGCCCTTGGCGTCCACGAGCGACCATTCCACGACGAAGGGCGCAATGGCCGCCGCCGCCACGCCAAAATATTTCTCTTCGCTTTCGCGCAGGGCATCAACCAAAGCCGACGCGTCTTGCGGCAGCATGGGCCGGAACTTCCCGCGAATCTCCTTGTGCAGCCCCTTCACCGGCGCGATGTAGAAATCGCGCACGTAGCCATCTTGGATAAAGTCAACGTCGTACATGAGACTCCTATTAGACCTCGGTGCTGTCATTGGTGACTGAGAGTGAAGGCAGCCCGCCAGAAATGGAACGGGCCACGAAATTGAGCGGCATCAAAGCCACCGTCCGCCGACCCTGGAACTCTTCCGATTCGGTCGGCTTTTGCAGCGCGCCGAACGTGAACTGCAACGAACGGTTCGACTTCGTGTACTTCACCGTATTCGTCGTCAGCCCAGCGATTGCCACGTCGTACAACGCGTCCTCATCCGAGCTGGACTTCATCCGCAATCCGAGCGTGATTTCGCGGTCCAGCGGGACGATATGCGACAGCGTCAACGAGTTGGCCCGGAAGTCCCGCGACAGGAAGTTGTTGATCGTGATTACCGATTCGCGGACTGCACCGGAATAGGTCACGTTGCCCATCTTCCAGACGCCTTCCGAGTGGATGTACGGCTTGATGATCGAGATGGTCAACGTCGGGAACGCGTTGGAATCTTCCGTTTCGCTGGTGCCCACCAACGTCAATTCCATCTCCAGCGGCCCGCCTTCGCGCGAGCGAAACACCGCCCGGTCCACGTAGACGCCATCGTAGTGATACCGCTTCCGCACGCGGTCTCGGCTGATCCGCAGCGCGCCCACCGTGGTCAACAGATCCGCCAAGGCGAATACGTCGGCGCTCTCGGCGGTGCCCAGGATATAGGGCAGCAGGAAATCCAGCTCGACTGAATCGGGCCGGAATACCAGCGTGCCTTCGCAGTCCTCCGTGACCTTGACGACGTTGTCGCTCAAGGGATCTCGCGTTCCGCGCGGGCCGTCGCTCTGCAAGTGCGCGTCGCGGCGCTTCATGTCGCCGGATTGCCACTCGTACTGCTTGGTGACCGCGCTTCCGGTGACGCCAGCGCCGATCTTTTCTTGCCAGCCGATTGTCGGGGACGCCATCGCTTATACCTCCGGTTCGATCTTCGGCGGGGCCGCCTCATTCGCTAAGTCGCGCCGCAAGCCCGTAGCGATCTTGAACGCATCCCAAGCCAGTTCCTTCGCCGCGTTGAACGGGCCGCGAAGCCGAGTACCCAGCAGTACGTCGCCATTCGCTGCGGCCTGGTCGCCGGCCAGCAGGCACTCGAAGATCGACACCGGCGAATCCTCTTCCATCGCCAGGTGCGCCCTGACTTGCTTGGCCAGGTCGTCGCCAATCGCCGGCGCGACGACTTCAACGGTTTCTTTCCGGCCCTGGTAACTCACGCGAAAACTCGGCATATCTCACCTACAGTTGCGCCAACACGGTGTCGGCTACTTGGCCATCGATTTCCGTCAAGCGTTCTTCGCCCAGCGCAATGAACGGCCGCGGTTCCATGAACTGCGTGCCCTCTTGCAGAAACAGCGGGTAGGGCCGCTCGAACGCGTAGGGATCTACGCCGCTGCCGACGTCCCGCGGAGCCAGCTTGTCCACGTGCCCCCGTCCGGTCTCCGCCACGCCTTCGTACAGGTCGCCCAGGTCGATCAACAACGGGCGGTTGGGGTTGCCGCTGCGGCCGCGTGTTCTCCGGCGGCGCGGCGGCCAAGGCGCTTCATCGGTCCCTTGTCGGGTAAAATTGTCCGAGAAGCCTTTGCGCATCAGTACCGTGGTATCGCGCGTGAACGCCTCACCCGTGGTCAGCACGCCGAGCACGAAACGCATCTCTGCGCCGAACTCTTCTATCGGGATCTCGATTACGGCGTCGCGTTTCATGCGTTGCCAGTCGCCTTGTCTGTGTGAAAAACCAGCACTGTGCTAATCACCGCCAGGTTGTTCAGCCACTGCGAAAAACTCAGTGCCCGCGCCGCGTTGACTTCGCACGTGTAGCACTCGATTGCCGGATCCGCGGACGTCAAAGCCGCGTCGATGAATTCCATTTCGATTTCTTCGATCCACTCGGCAAAATTGTCCGCTTGGTCGTCTTCGACTTGCTGGTTGTCCGCGTCGAACAAAGCAATGACGATCTCATATTGAGCGTCCACCGTTGCGCTGCCGAACGGCGGGTAGCTCCGTCCCAGCCGCGAGATGATGACACCCGGATATTGGTACTGCCCACTAGAATCGCTGGCGAAGCCTTGGGCGCTCGGGATCTTCCGCACGCGGATGGAATCTTTGTCGATCCCTTGGAGGTACGTGCCGCCGTCAACCAACGCCCGCAAGCGGGTCTGGACGGCGGTCGCGATACCTTGATGGATCGACGGCATGCTATTTCTGTTTCACGCACACGAGCCGATGGCCGGCGGATAGCGGCAGTTTGTCGACCGACAACACGGTCCACTTCGTTCCATCCGCTTCCGTCACGTGCCAGCCTTGATACGGCTCGTTTGTCCCCTGGATCTCGAAAGCCACTGCTTGGCTCGGGTCGGCAATATCACTGACGATGGATAACTCTCGCCGCGTCAGCACGTCCCGCACGGCATCGACGTTGGGGATGTCGCTGGACTGCGGATTGCGCGGGTGCAGCGTCACCGTCGCGATGCCGTCCACGTAATCCAGGTCGCTGTCGATGTCTACGATATAGGCCATCAAGTGATGCCGACTGAGGAGTGTTCAAATGGTGCGTTTGCGGAGCCGTCTAATCTCTCCTCGCACCACTTGACGGTCTCGCGCAAGTGGGCGAGATACTCGGCATGAGAAAAGCTGCGGCCTCCCACGGAATAACTGGGCTTCGGGCTCGCGGTGATGTCCACCATGATCTGCAACGTCTGGGCATGGATCGTGGCGATTTGTTCGGCGGCAGTCGGCATTACAGCGCATCCGGTACTAACGCCGCTTGCACGGCCCCAAGCTTCGTGTAACCGATGACAACCCACGTATCGGTGGCCACGTATTGGCAGTCGTACAGGTTCTCGGCAGTCAACGCCGCTTCGTTCGTCGCGCCAACGGTTACGTCGTTCACCTTGTGGGTCGCCACGGCGCTAATCAGTTCGCAGCCGGTAGCCCCCACGAGGATCCGAATGCGATCTCCGACCGTGGCGGCCGGCAACGAGATCTGCTTGTCGGCATCGTCGGAAGTAACGACTACCAGCGCAGCACCGGCAGGGATCAATCCCGTCGTACCGCCGCCAGTAGTGGCCGTGACGGCCGTACTGCTGCGGACTTGTACCGGACTACTTGCCGCAACGAAGCCTGCGCCCTTGGCGGCCAGCCCCAGATTGATGTCGGTGTCGCCGCCGGTAGCCGAAATCGACGGATCGCTGCCTGCCGCCTGATTCGTGATCGTGACTTCATTGACCGCCGACGCAGTGGAAACCAGAACCGCCAACTCGTTCCCGTTCGAGTCGTCGATACGGATGCCACGATTTGCCGTAGCGCCTGTTCCGTTCGCGCCGATGCGGACTGGATTACCGGTGGTGGCGTTCGTGACTTTCAGACCGTTGGTAGCCGAAGCAACTGCGACGAATTCCAATAGCTCATTGCCGTTGGAGTCCACCAAATTCAAGCCGATGTCCGCTTCCGCGCCGTTGCCATTGCTGCCGATGACCGGAGCCGCGCCGGTCGAATTGGACAGGAACTTGAGCCCATTGACTGCGCTGGCCGTCTGTACGAAGTCGGCAATCTCATTGCCGGCCGCCTTGACATAAAGCGTCGTGCCGCCAACGACATCGATAGTCGCTACCGTGCCGTCGTGGCCTCCGATCAATAGATAGTCGGTGATCGGCGTCGTGTTGCTGTGGACGTAAAGCGTCGGATGCGTGGGACTGGTAATCGCAAAGTCCGTTGCGATGGCAGCCTTGTCGGTGATGTGGAGCATCTGGCTCGTATCACCCAAGCCGACGACCAACGAATGGTCGGAGGCGTCGCCCGTCGACCAACGGAAAATTGCGTCCGTCGAATCGCCGAAGCCCAAGTCCACGGCGTCGCCATAGGCGAAGCTATCCGCAGTAGGCTCGTTGCCGGCGGTATTGACTGTCTGCACGCCAGAGCCATCCAGCCACAGCAAGTCACCGGCCGCCAAGGTAATCTTGGCCAGCGTGTAGCCCGTGCCGCTAACGTCTTTCTTGACGGTGACCGTCACCTCCGCAGTGTCGCCGTTGAAAACCGATACGTGTTGCACCGGAAGCAGCCCGCTATTCGGGGCCGCTACAATCGTGACTGGCGTGGCCCCGGTCGTCTCGCCGACGGCGTGCGAGTTTTCGATCAGGACTGCATACGTGGGCTCGACCGTTGCAGCCGCGCCCGACAGCTCAACTGTGAGTGAATCGGTCGGGCCGAGCAGCGCAAAGGCGGGAGCCGGTGGCAAGTGGTTCATGGGATCCTCGGCCAATTGAGCTGAGAGGCAACCGCTGGATATGCACCTTCGTTAAGAGATGGCCATTTCAGCCAGGTTCTTTTCCGGAACGCGCAACTCCTGCTCGCGGTCTAGCACGCGAAGCTTGCCGGCGTTGACCAGGCGGCGGTTGTTCAGGCGGTTGATCGTCAACTGATGCCGCGCCTTTTCCTTCTGGCACGTCACGATGAAGGCGTACCGCGTCACGTCGAGTTGTCGCCCCTGGTCGTCCTTGCGCATCAGGCAGAACTGCCGGATAGCTTCCGACTCATCGACGGCGTGAATCACTTCGTCCGGCACGTCGGGGTGCAGCGGCTTGCCAGGCACGTTTTTTGGGATGCCGACGCAATGCACGAGAAAAGGCCACGTCGGCTTGTTCCGCGTGGCCGACAGTACGGGCTTGTCGCCGGCGTAGTGGCGGTCGGAGCCTTCCGACTCCAGCGCGCCTACGCGCGCTTGCGCGGTATCGGCGCGGGACACCGCCGTATCGCGATCGGCAATGGCCGCGTCGCGTTCGGCCTCAAGCTGCTTGATGCGGGCTTCCATCTCGTGTGGAATCTGCCGCTGCATACCTTCGGACATTGGCTTCCTCTTATGGTTCCTGCTCATCATTTCCACATCACGCAGTGTTTTTCACGACCCTTCGCGGCTCCCGCACCGCGGCAGCGCCCCTCTCAGAAACTTTGAACTGCGAGACAATGTCGCGATGAAATTCATCGTGCGAATTCGGCGGCGCTTGGGTGACCGTGATCGGCCAGTTCTCCATGTAGACGAACGCCCCCTTGAAGTCGCCGACGAACCAGGTTGACGCCGACGAGGTACGGGCCTTGACGTAGGCGTTGGACTTCTTTTGGAACTGGTTGCCGCGGAGCGGATTTGCACCAACCGGCGTATTCGCGCTGGCCGTGTTGCCGACTTGCGTGGCGTTCAAGATGCGGTCCAACGTCATCGACAGCGCGGTTGGCACCACGATGGTATTGGCATCGACGATGATCGGCTCGCCAGTGTTCGGGTCCGTCATGGCGTCGAACAACAGTAAAGCGTTTTCAATATCCGTGTAATCGGCCAGGGCATTTGAGGCTGCCAGGTTGTCGAAGTCGCCCTGCGTGTGGGTGTCTCCGTAGGTGGCTTGCGCCGCGCCACCGTTGCGGCGGTAGCTGGTCGTCAGGCCCAACGCCATGTCGAGGATGCGCTTCTCTTTGTTGAGCGCGATGTACATGCCGACTTCGCCGGCGCGGGACAACACCAGCCCCGTGCGGTCGAAGAAGATGGCTTCCTTGGTGACCGGCACAATCATGCCGCGCTTGATGGTCGACGGAGTTTCGATCCATTCCTCCGACAGTCCGGCGAACGGATAGTTCTGGCCTTCGCCAATCGATTCGGCCTGGTCTCCGATGCCGCCGATGCCTGCGATTTTCTCGCCGTCGAATACGGTCGGGATCGTGGTGCAGAGGTCTCCGCCAATCAGCATGGGATTGTTCCATGCCTCCAGGACGGTCGAATAGACGATCTGCCCGGTGATGTTGCTGAAGTGCGTGGTGCTGACGGCCGACACGTCTTCCAACAGGGGCGACAGGGGCGCGGAGCCGTGTCCGTTGAAGCGCGGATTGAAGGTCTTGCGGACGCTCTCGCCGACAAACTCGTCGAAGAGTTGCTGAAGGGAGAAGTCGTGCGGCCGCATTTTGCCGGAACGGAGGGCTTCGGTCAGCGACACTAGCTCGCGATTGTGGCCGTGCTCACCGCGCTGCGCAGCGCTCTGCACGTCGGCATCGGCCGCCAGATAGCGACGGCGAAAGGCGGTGTAATTCACGGAGCAAGCTCCTTACTGAGGGTCGCTCGCGTATGGCGAGCTTCGCCCGGTGTTCGTTAGCGCTTCTGGAAACAACCGATGTAGTCGATCGTCGCAACCTCTGGGTTCGCGCCGCCGTTCTTGACGACGGCGACGACTTGCATTTCCGTGGCCGAGGTGTAGACCAAATCGATGGAGGCGACATGCGCCTCGTCGATGAAGAAATCCACTTTGGCGTTGGTCGAGTTGTACGGCATGAACTCGATGCGGAAGACGTGGAACGACGTATCGACCGTCTGCGCCACGCCGTTGATGGAGAGGGCCGCCGTCAGGTCTACCGTCGTGCGGCCCGTGCCGACCGAGGCGATGGCTTGCCACCGCGTGCCGCCATCGACCTTGTAAAAGCCGAATCCACTGAACGAGGATTTCGGACCTCCACCAGCGTCGACCATCGCATCCGCGCCGGCCGCATTCATCAAGCCGTAGAAGATATTGGCGTCGTCGGTGTTGACTTCGACGTGTTTGGCCCGCGTCTCGTAGACGATGGGCTTGTTGGCGGCGAACAGGAAGATTTCCTGCGTCGACTCCAGCAACACCTCGTCTTCATCCGTGGAGTCTTCGGTGCCGACAGTCAGCAGTCCGCCGGCGCCGTCGGCTGGGACAATGCCGGCACCGCCGGCCACATCGGTTACGGTCTTGGTCCACTCGTGCGGAGAAATGAACCAGTAGAAATCGTCCCAGATGCCGAAGTAGTCGCGATCTTTCAGCGGCAGCGGCTTGGGCATTAACGAGACGGACATGGCTTGGCCCTTATGTCAGGGGTTGGTGACTCAGCTAATGGCGGTGACCCATTCGTCGATGGGCAGCGGCTTGTAGCCGCCGGGAATCTCTGACTCGGCCAGAGGTACGGTGCGTTGCGGCTTGGCAACCACAGCGCCGCGCTTCGGCCAACTCTCCACCAATGCTTTGCGCTGCTTGTCCGGCACGGCGGACAACGCGGCTACACGAATCTCGGTGGGTTCGCGATCCATCGACTCCAGCAGCGAGCGGATAGCGCCTTCCATGCGGGCCTCGTCGCGCTCGCGCTTCAACTCGTCGCGCTCGCGGCGCATTTCGGTGACCGACTCTTGGAGCTTCTTGAGCGTCGGGTCGACTTTGGACTTGCTGCGTTGGCTCTCTTCGGTCGGCTCGGCATCGTCTTCAGTCGGTTCTTCGGCAGCCGCTGCGCCGCCGCCCATGAGCTTTTCCTGGGCGGCCAGGATCTCTTTGATGCGGGCGATGGTCGCCGTGGAATCCAGCGTCTCGTCGTCGAAGGCGGCCAGCACCATTTGGCGGAAGGCAGCCTTCATCTGTTCTTCGGCGGACATGGAAGCGTCCATCTCAACTGGCGCGTCCATCATCGTTTCGCCCATCTCACCGGCCATTTCGAGCAAGAGGGCCAGACGCTTCTTGTCGCTCTTGTAGGCGGCTTCGAGGATTGCTTTGACGGTCTTTTGCACGGGTTGCTCCGATTCAAAAATGCCGTTGTTCGTCGCCGGCTTGCCTACGATGTCAACGCTGCGGACCTTGACCACCGATTCCACGATGGTGCGGCCACGCTCAGAGCGAGTCTTGCCATCAGCGTTGTGCGAGAGGCCAAAACTATGCGGGAAACGCTCCGCGGCTTCGGCTACCATCTCTGCGCGGGGATGGCTCTTGAGGTAGTGCAGATCCCCGAACACGTCGCCTTCGCGAATCGTGACTCCGCGCAGCACGCCGAAGCCGTCCACGAAGGACCGTTCGGCGTCGGGGTTGTCTATCGGCGGGTGGTCTACATTGACCTTGCTGCCTTCATAGAGCCGCGCCGCTTCGGCAATCGCCGTCCCGGTATACGTGCGGCCGTTTCGGCTGTCTTTGCCAAGGATCTTCACGCCGCGGATGACGCCAGCTTCGCGGTCGACGGCTACCGACTCGGAAAACGTAGTCTCCAAGAGCAATGTCGTTTTCGGCTTGCGTTTGGTCGCTGGCATCGGTCGCTGCCAAAAGAAAAAGGGGCCGACGAGCTATCTCGTGCGGCCCCTGAAAGGCAGCGACGTTTCAGGCATCTAACCGGGGATCAATCCGGCTTTGCCCTCGCGGGTCGTCGAGTTATTCGACGGCCCCCGTTAGGTTGTTCAAATAAATACTAGCGAATGTTTGAACCGATAAAAGAATGAAAGTACCGATAATCGGTATATTTGTGTTAGGTTGGCCGGGGAACTTTCTTGCGCATTCCACACTCCGGGCACTTATACCACGCGATTCGCGGACGCGTGCCGACGTGTTGGCATAACTCGCCGCAGCGTGGGCAGACCACGATTGTCTTTCCCAGCCGTTGACGTTTTGGGCGATCCTTTTCAGCCACGATCAAGAGTCGGCTCCTATGGTATCTCGACACGTCGTTTACGGTTGGAGTAGCGGATCCAACATCTACAGCGAGTGTGCGCTGGCGGCCCATCGGGGAACAGCCGTCCCCACGTTCCACGCGGCGTATCGTGTAGCGGTTTGCACACGGGACAGACCCTGCCATCGGCACGCGTGTACCAGGTGTCGTGTACCGAGATCCCAACCGTCTTGTCGATGCCAATCTCGCCGCCATCCGTCTGTGCCGTAGTCGTCTCGTTCACCGCAATCCCCGCCGCCCGGCGCGGCCCGAAGATCTTCAGCGTCCCGCGAGTCAACGTGACCTCTCCGGCCTCCCACTGTTTCGCCGTCGTCTTCAGCAGGTCGCGCGAATGGTCCGTATAGCCTCCGGCGACTTTGGCGGCGCGGCGTTCGGCGTACCTCTCGCCAAACTTTTCCGCCCTGTCGAAGTCCAGCCCGTGCTCTTGCGCCGACTGCATCCAGATCAGGAACAAGATGATCGCCAACTCTTTCTGAGTCTCTTCCTCCACGCGCACCCAGAACGATTCCGGCACGCGCGATGCGTCAGGCGGATCGCCTACCAGTTCCAGCAGCTCGCGGCGGTGCCGCGACGACAGCCGCGAAAAGCGGCGGGCGAAGCTCCTCTCGATGATGTCACGGTCGGTGATCTGCATCAGCCGCTAAGCCCCTGTAACACGTCCCGCGCCTCTTCTGTGGTCGTCACGCTCTCCAGCGCCGCCGCGACCGAGGCCGTAATCGTCGCTTCTTCCACCGGGCTATCAACCGTCCCGTCCGCCGCATCGTTCAGCAGCTCTTCCACGGACTCCGGCGACTTGCCGATACTCCGCAGATAGTCGGCCGCAACGACACGCGTAATCTCGCCAGACGCGAATCGCTTCATCGCATCCAGCACGCTGGAGAAATTCCGCTTCTGTTGGAGGCGGCTCATTTGGCTGTACTCGCCGCCAGCCGCTGCGACTTCGCCGCCCATCGGCATCGCCCCGCCCGCAGGAGCCCAGCCTTCCGCGGCCATTTGATCGGCTTCCGCGTCAGGGTCGCGGCCCGCTTCGATCATCGCCGTCCGCCGCGACAACGTGCCGGACCGGATCTCAATTTCGTTGGACGTTGCCCGTGCCTGCGGATCGCGTGTTGCTACGGCAGGTGGCGTAACCTGGATGTCGACGATGGCTTCTAACTGGCCCCATGAAAGTCCGAATTGCTCGAACAACCCGGCTTCGTAAGCGATGCGAACTGCCTTCCACGCGATGGATCGGAACGCCTTGACGTACTCCTGCTGGTCCGCTTCCCGCGCCTTGACGAATGGGGCCTCGCTCACAAGCGTGCTGGCGTAGTTCGCGTTTGAGGCGTCGCCGGTCAGCATGTACTCGGGAATCGCCCAGCGGATGCCGGCCATCCGCATCGCCGCTTGGACTACGTTGATGAAGTTCGGCGCACGCTCGCTCCCCATCGGGCCGGGCTTGTACTCCATCCCATAACTGATGTCGAGGATCGTTCCGGCTTCGTACTGCTGGGCGTTTCTTATACGGCTGCCCAGCGGCGTGCTTTGGGTCGTGCGGTTGTAGGCCAAGCTGCTTGCCATCCCCGACGCCTGGCCGCTGGTAGTACTGGGCGCGTGCTGCCGAATGAACGCAACGGCCGCTTGGATCGCAGCGCCGGCCGACGTGTTGCCCAGCACTTTCTCAGCGTGGTTCAGCCAACGTTGGACCGGGTAATAGTCGCTCACGCCACGCTTGACGTTCCGCGGGACGTTGCGTTTTACGTGCTCCATACGCGCCGTCGAAATGTACTCGTAATCGTTGCCGCCTGCATCGAAGGCGATATGGTAGCCAAGCGGTTCGCTCGGGACGGCTCGCCTGGTATGCACGCCGAATGACCACGACGAAACGTAGGACTCTTGCACGCCGAGCCACGCTTCTAAGTCGCGGCCAAAGCTTTGCGGGTCGCGCAGTTGGTCCGGCTCGATGAATCGCAGGCGAGTCTTCCAGCCATCCGGCACGAGCCACACCAGCACTTCTCCGTCCTCTCGGCTCCGCTTGTGGGCCTCCCGTTCGCCCGAACCTTGCCATT